GCTTTTGTAGTCTATATCTATATCTTCTTTTGTTTTTATACCTTTTTTGTATAATTCAAGTAAATCAGAATCCATTTTAGCTGAGATAAGATATATTATCTATAATCTTATGCCCCCATCTCCCTCATACTACGAACAAGATATTCCGTAAATTGTTCCATTTTTTCTGGATGAACTGTAGCTGGATTAGTATTGATTGCATTTCTAAGAGCGATCATCTCCTGCCATTCGGCGTCAGTGAGTTTGTTGTCCTTAGAAGAAAATGTCATGCTGGGGTGCTCCCGTAATTTGTCAGCATATTCTAACAATATTTAACCATAAAGTGTTATTTCTTAATATTATCTTTAGAATGTTGTAACATATCTTTACGAACCAAAGGGTCCCCACGTTCCCTTATCACCTTCCATTCTCTGCTCCAATTTATCTAGAAGACCATCAAAACTCATGATATGGTCAATATCTACAATTAACTTTGAGATTGCATTACAAACCACTGGACGTTCCTGACGAGCAGCATAAGACAGAGCATTACGAAGAGAAGATTCTGCTTCCTTCAAACTTGTTTCAACAGATTGAGAGAGTGCCATAGAATTAAGTAACAACTATTGATAATATATCAGCAAGTACAACCCATGTCAAGTAAACCAAGTAACAATTGAATAACGTGTTCCTTTGACGACAGGCATAACCTCATGAGGGTACATAAAGTTTGATGGGAATACAATTACAGACCCTGGTCTTGTTCTAATTTGCATTTCTCTATCAAAGAATGCAAATTCACCACCAACATAATCATCATTTAAATTAAATGACATTGAAATCGTTCTTGGTTGTGTTTTAAAACTATCAGTGTGTTGAATATAATATCCACCCTCTTGATATCTTAAAAGGTCATATCCACTATCGGACTGTAAAAAACACTCTGGGAAGTCTACAATATACTTTTTTGCTGCATCTGCAGACTTGTTAAAAAGAATATCATCTATTTTCTTCCTCACATCTTGATTTGAAGCAATTACATGACCAAGAGATATGTTAATAATATCGCAGTTCCTAACAGAAGTATTTTGATTACCATTAACACCTATCTCAGATGTTCTCCACTCTGCTGCATCTTTATATTCTGATATGATATAATCACACTCCTCCTTTGTAAGAATGTCATCATAAATTTTGATATAACTTGCAAGACTATTCAAACTTTTTGTCACAACTGGTTTAGTTTCAACTGGTTTAATCGCATCTTCGGTTATTCTATGGTCTTTATCAAAATAACTAGAAAAATAAGGACCACGACTTCTCACATAATGCAAAAATACTTGATTGCAATAACTTCCCTTAAATGGTTCTCTCCAATGAGGACCTTCTATTCCCAGATACAGCATTGCATCTCCAGGATTCAAGATAACTTCCTTTTTAACCTTTTTAGGAGTCTCAATCCATATTGCCCACGGTTGATCGCAATCTAAATTAATAGTTAAAGATATCTCACAATGAGACTTGTCAATATGGGGTTTTAATTCATTACCATGTTGATAAATTCTAGCATAAGAATACGTGGGAACCACAGTCTCTCCAATTAACTGAGACACTGTGGTTGTTTTTTCACACAATAACTCTACAAAAGAAATATAATCATATTTACTTTTACATCCAGATACTTGAGAATCATCTTTCAAGTCATAAGTATCTGCATATTCTTTAAATTCTTCTGCTAATTGTTTTGCTTTTTCCGATGATATAAAATTAGGGACAACAACATAGTTGTCCTCAAATAATTTAGAGATCATTTAGTAGTGGAATCCTCCTCATTTTCAACTTCTTCAATCAGTTCTTCAATTTCATTTACAACTTGCTCGGTTGGATCTTCTTCAAATAATAACTCAAGATTAAATTCACTATCCAGTACACTTAAGTCAATATTTGAAAAGTCTTTAATTATATCATCTGGTTTTGTTTGAATATCGTAAGTACCAAGCAAAGATTCCGTTCCTTTATCATCAAAGAATGATTCATCTACAGAATCATCAAACAGAGATGGATCTACACTACCATCAAAAATCGTGATATTATCATATCCACGCTCGGACTGAAATGCAGTCTTACTCTCCTCAATGTTATCTTGAAGGGTATTTGAAGAGTAAAAGAGATTCTCGTGTGCTTCTGCTACACGTTCATGAACTTTTTGTATTTGATAATCATGGTCTTCCTTCATAGACTCAATGTTTTCTTCATGCCTCTTTTGCATTTCCTCCATTTGCTCTTCCAATTCTTTCATAGCATCTTGCCAAGAAAGAACTTTTTTACCTTCTTCTTCCTCTCTTTCTCTCTTTATAATCATTTGACGCTCATACTCAGCATCAAAATGCTCAACATACTGTTTGAGGTCTTTACGAGTGCATGGAGTATTAGGGACGGGCGAATCATATTCAATCCACCCATTACCATCCTCTGTGCCATCATCCCTCCATTGAATCGCCCAAAGATGTTCTATATCGACAAAAGGCCATTTATCTCCATCAAAGAAGATACCAACATCATCAATACCAATGTATCGATCCTGTTCAATTAATGTAAATTTTTTCATTATTCTGTTACCTCTTGTACGTTAGCAGTTAGAACTTTACTCTCTCTTGCATGTTGTAGCATTTGAGCAGCAGCAGACAAAACATTAATATTACTTTCATTTGCTTTAACCATTTCATTCCTAAACGATTCAACTGCTGCACCAGTTGAGCGTTGTTGTTGAGAATTTTCAATCATCAACATTGGCAACCAATTAATTGCACATGCCCATTCATCCACAGGTTCACCTGTATTTGGATTAGAACCTCTTATTTGAGTATACCAAGAACATTCAAGTCCCTTACAATCTGATTGAATTAGGGGGCAAAAGTTTCCAGGTTTAATTTGAGCCATAATTAAGTCAAAATAGTAATTGTATTATAACATATTTAGTTTAATGAGCAAATTATAGTATCTACATATTGAACTGCTAAATTTAACGAATATGCCCTAGTTTCATTCATAGATGCAGATCCACTAAATGGGTGAGTATGAGACCCACCTCCAGAATTTTCATTCATTCCACCAGTTCCACTTGTTCCAGAAACAAGAAAAGAACCACCAAAACTAAATGGAGTTGCACCAGAACCTCCAAGTCCTCCTGTTAATCCTACGTGAGTATGATCTGGTAATTGTGATAATGCTAACGTAGTATTACCAACATTTTGAACTGTAGTGGGTGCTAATCCAACTGGAAATGTACTGTTAACATTTACAGAAAAGTTACCAGTCGTTGAGGATAATACCGTTGTAAAATTTACTGCACCACCAGATCCACCACCAGTCCCAGAAACAACTCTTAGTGCTTTATTATTTTGGGTAGAAAGTCTTGTCCATCCTGTAGGTGCAGTTGCTTGATAAAATACCTTTATAGTCCCAGCAGGATATATCCAGTAAAAACTATTAATAGAATTTGCTGTATCTGCAATGTTAAATAAAATTCCAGTAGAAGTTAGTCTTGCCATATCAATCAAAAGAGCAGAGAATAACGTCAATATATTGTAGTCTTAAATCAACAGAACCACTACCAGTTGCAGTAAAATTTATATTACCACTAAACGGGTGATTATGTGATCCACCAGTGCCTCCAGGAGACACAACACCTCCAGTATTATTTGAACCACTTACCAAGAAATTAGATCCTCCACTTGAAGCACTTCCACTTCCACCAGTTAAAGAATTGTGAGTATGATTTGGTATTTGTGAAGTTGTTAGTGTTGTATCTCCAACAGTGCCCGTAACAGGAACATTTGCACTAAAACTAACACTCACTGGAGAAGTGCTACTTGGAAATACTGTACTAAAAGACAGTCCACCAGCACCAGATACTCCACCAAATCCAAAGTCACCACCAGTTCCAGACACGACTCTTAGTGCTTTATCATTATGAGTAGTAGATTTTGTCCATCCAGTAGGTGCTGCCGCTTGGAAGAATACCGATACTGTTCCTTGTGCCAAAACTCCATACTTTGAATTTAATGAAGTTCCATCATCAAAAGTTAAACCAGTAGCGGTTAATGTTGCTGCCATCTTACAATAATATTTCTTTTATTTACTTATTTATCCTTTATCCAAAATCCATCCACAGTCATAGTCCAACCTTCTGCAACCATTTCATCATAAGTCATAGAAGGAAGTTTCTTCATAATAAAAGAACCATCGCCATTATCAACCCACTCAATATTATCTCCTGCTTTTAAATTAGCAGCATCAAGCAAATCATCAGGGAGACTAATAAAGTATTCTTCATGTACTTTTTCAACTTCCAAAACCCAAGTCTTTTTAGGATCTTTTGCCATAACTTTATTAAAATCAGATTCTTTAACTTCTTGCCAACCAAGAAATTCTCTTTCTCTAATAGTCTCTCCTTTATCAGGAGATTCATAAATTTTTGCCATGATTACTTGTAAATAAAAGGATCTTCTTTGCTAAGTTGTTTAGCTAATTTTTTGCTTTTTTGATTTTCAAGATATTCTACAAATAAATTGTATATCTTTCTAATATATTTAATCATAACTTCAAAAATTTGTAAATGTTTTGTGCGATTAATTTATTAGATTTTATACCAGGATGACTCATATCTCTAGCATAATCATCTGGTATTGGTTTATGCAAATCACAACCTAATAATTTTGATGTTGTTGGAAAAAAAGAGAATTCATAATATTGAGTCTTTCCTTCCCACAAATTCCTAATTAACTCAACATTTATAAGATTAAATGGAACCAAATGATCTACAAATTTACTATTATTTTCACAATCAAGTTTTAACTCTACGCGATTTCTTTGATACATCAAATATCTTGTAATACCTGGCATACCATAAATCACACATTTTGGAGTTCCATATTTTTTATAAAGCATTAATGAATTATGTAAAGCAAACTGTATTGATGAACCTCCCATTCCCAAATTAATTACAGGTATTTCATAAAGTTCTTCCAAAAATGCAGGTATTGTATGAGAATCATCTATACCAGTTCCAAAAATATACGAACAACCAAAAATAACTATTGAATTTGACCAATTGATATCATTAAACTCTTTGGTTCTATATCCATGAGAATTTAAAGTATATTTTACTTTATTTTTTCGATAGTACCAGTCGGGAGATTGGAGTTGTAAATTTAACTGATATTTATCGCAATCATCAGAACCAAAAAAATCCCAACTACCACATATATCAAATTTATCACCATTTTTTATGGATTGTCCAAAATTTTGAACTGTTGTATTTGGTAGTTGAATAAACTCTTGATTATTGATTGAACGTATTATATTTGGATTGACCTTCACTGATCTTTAAGATATTGCTTCTTTGCTTTTTTAAGTTCTTTCAGTTCTGATTTAATCTCTTTATATGCTGTTTGAGCATCAATTTTATCACCCATTTCAAGAGCACAAATAATATCAACTCTTGTTCCAAAATGTGCTAATGCTTTTTCAAAATCATCCAATTCGTACATTACTTATCTCCCAATGTATATTGCTTCATATTATATATTGGTGGGCAGTGAGCATCAATTTGTGCTTGAAGACGGTTCTCCATTTCATACAAAGAGTTTGTAGTCTCTATATTTTCTATTTCTAACCTCTTAATATCCTCAAGTGCTCCTTTATATTTTTGTTCAAGGTATTCCACCCGTGTCTCTAAAGATTGAATTAAATCAAGTAAAGTAAATTTACTTCCAATAAAACCATCAGCACAATCTACGATTACTTTCTTTTCTTTGTCGGATACAAAGAACCAGTTAATAAAGTTTTTAATGTTCACAATACACCTACCGATTTTAAATAACGTCGATATGCAGCAAATCTACCTAAAGATGGTTGTCCAATAACATTTAATTGGTGACAAATTTCACAATAACATAACCACTCATACCAAGGTGTTGTTGGATCTAACACATGATATGGATATTCTTTAGAGTTTTCCACCTACTTCACCTTCATAAGTTCTGGTCTCAGTCCAACCTTCCTGCCGTCCTTTAAGATAAAAACGGGTTGCTTGAATACACGACTGCTCAGTGAGAGAGGTGATAAGTCCATTACCTTCTTCGTCTGTGGAATACCAAAGTCCATACTTTTTTTGATCTACGTAAAAACATCCGTCAATTAACTTTTTATCTTCTGTCATTTTTTCACAGGTTTTGGTTTTAGAGTTTTATTTTCATTTACTTGTTTTACCGTATTATGAAGTTGCTTTAATGCTTCAATAGTCTCTGGAGTCTCTTCCCAACTCCAGTCATTTGAATTTGTGTCAGAAAATGTACGGATTGCCATGTCCTCTATAGCATCTGGTGTAATGATAACACATTATCAAGCAACTTGCAATCCTAATCCTTGTATTATTCTTCCCGCTATAATTTTATTTGTTAATTTTCCTTGATGGGCAACATAAGACCCTGATTTTTGTTTT